AAAACTGGCAAGCTCTGGTGACTCCGCAAAACTGGCAAGCTCTGGTTACTACGCAAAACTGGCAAGCTCTGGTGACTCCGCAAAAATAGACTCTGTAGGTAAAAATTCAGTGATTGCTAGCATAGGATTTCGAGATATCGTAAAAGCAAAAAAAGGCTCTTGGGTAACTATTGCAGAATATAAGCAAGATAAAAATAATATTTGGATTGTAGATTTTGTTAAAACTGAACAAGTAGACGGCGAAGTTATAAAAGAAGATACGTACTATACATTATACAATCATCAATTTGTAGAAGTTCAGATTATTGATGATGTCAAAACAATAATCCTACAGCGTAAAAAAAATGTAATAAAAGGTTTATTTTTGGACTCTTTAACTCCTTGCTATGTTGTAGAAAAAGACGGAGTATATGCCCACGGTAAAACTCTCAAAGATGCGAAAGATAGTTTGATTTATAAAATCACTGACCGCGACAAGAGCGATTATGAGGACTATACACTTGATACAGAAGTAACACACGAGGAAGCTATTAAAATGTATCGTGTCATTACTGGAGCTTGCGAAGCCGGAACAAGGCACTTTGTAGAAAATGTACTTGCCAAGAAAAAGAAAAAATACACAGTTAAAGAGATTATCAAACTTACAGAAGGTCAATACGGTAACGAAATTTTGAGAGAATTTATGGAGAATAAGTAAATGATACTAAGATGTGAAAATTGTGCTAAAGATGTAGAAGCTTTACTTATTACAGGTAACATCGCATATCCACATAGACAAGATTTGTACAATCTTTACTTTTGGCAATGTCCTGAATGTGAATCTTTTGTAGGTTCGCATAAAAATAGTAAACGTCACGTACCATTAGGAACAATTCCTTTTAAAGAGCTAAAGCAAGCACGTATAAAAGCGCATTATTTCATTGATAGACTTTGGAAAGAAAAAATGTTTACTAGGATACAAGTATATAAACTACTTAGTGAATATATGGGTTTTGCTTATCATAATGGCACTACAAGAAATGTAGAAGAGTGCGAAAAGGCAATAACTTTTGCTAAACAACTCTACACTAATAAGAAGGATGAACTATGAAAAAACAAGAACTAATTAACGAAATTAATAAAACAAAAGAACACTTAGCCAATATGGAAAAGATGTTGGCAGAGTGTGAGTATGAGAGGTGGAAGCCTAGCGTGGGAGAAGGGGTTTATTTTATAGATTGTAATTTAGAAATACGCAATTACACTTGGTATGAGTGCAACCTTCTTAAAGAAACCTATCTAAACTATGGTTGTTTCCAAACTCGTGAACAAGCCGAAGCAGAAGCTGAAAAGATTTTAGTAAGACGTATGCTTGAAGGTATTGCTAGAAGGCTGAACAAGGGGGAAGAAATAACTTGGAGCACAATGGGTGCTAAGTATTTTCTTCTTATCGATTGTGATGGCAAAATCAGTACAGAATTTAATAGTTGTATCACAATTCAAGGTGTTGTGTATTGTTTAGACCAAGACTTCCTTGACGTAGCAATCCAAGAAATTGGCGAAGAACGATTGAAGAAGTATTTGAGAGGTGAATAGATATGGTATGTGATAGCTTACATATAATTTGTGGTAATTGTGGTGCGTTGCTGACAATAGGGAACGAAAATAATGAAAAAGCAAGAGCTAGTGTCGACAGAGATTATAAAGGAAATTTAGAAGATGTTTATATAACTTGTGATAATTGTGATACAGTTCATTCGCTTTCGCAGTATATGGAAATTTTAGATTAAAGGACGGTGAATAATGGATAAGTTTGAACAAGCAATAAGAAACATAGATGCCTTCTTAAATTTATCAGAAGGCAAGCTACCTACATATAGAATATTAAAAATCAGAGATATAGTTGATGATGTGTTGAACGAGGAGGAATAATGACTAAAGAACTATTCCTGCAAATATGCACTGAACAATTAAAAATAATCTCCGAGCAGAACACAACAATCTTGAACTTGAAAGCAAAGGTTGAAAAGCTACAGGAGACTCTTGAAAAAACAACACAGCTTATGATGTCCTATGCTCTACTCAAGGACTGTAGTAGTATTGATATGGACTATACAAAGCTCAAGAGCTGTATACAGGAGTTAGAGACGTTTGACTCTGAAACCTATGAGCTACTGAAAAGACTCTATCTGAAGGAGGGTTTATGGCAGATAAAAAAGAACATCTACTTGAACTAATAAATGTTTTAAGACATATTTTGCCTTTAGATATTTTAAACAATCAAGGCAACGATACATCAAGAGTTTTACAAGAAATGGAGGATATAATTAATGACAGAAGAAATAATTATTGACGGACGAATTGATGTATTAAATGCTACATACGAATATTGGGAGGTAGAGGAGTAATGGAAGAATGGATGGCACTTATAATTTTAATCTTGGCAGTAGCGCTCGGAGCGTCACTCGTTATAGAGTCATTTATGTGCGATAGATTAACAAACAGAGTTGAAGAGCTACTGGATGCAAACCTACAATTGCAACAGACTTTAGATGTGTTGCATAAGAAATATAAACCATTTGAGGATGACTATTTTAAAGGTTTGAGGTATTCAGATATTGCGGAACTAGCCAAAAAGTCTATAAGATTGACTACTGAAAGATTAGAGTCAATTGCCGAAGTCGTACAAACATATGAAACAGATAAGACAATTGAAACGACTTTGAGAATGACAAATGAATGAGAGGAAATAACAATGACATATTATGAATGGATTAAAACATTGCCACTTGATAGAATGGCAAAGTTACTAGCAAGAATAGCCGAAGACCCGTGCAAGCTCTGTAATGCAGATTTATGTCGCGAAAATTATCCTTGCGAGTATGGCTGGCAAATTTGGTTAAATAATGAAGTAATGGAATTCAAAAGGAGAGAAGTATAATGCAAGTAACAATAACAGGTAGATTGGGCAAAGACCCGGAAATTAGATATTTTGAATCAGGCGCAGTGAAAACAACTTTTAGTTTGGCGGTGAGTGATTACAACACCACAACTAAAGAAAAATGTACATCGTGGTTTACTGTTGAAGTATGGGACAAGAAAGCTGAATTTGTAGCGGAACATTGCAAAAAAGGCGCAATGGTTACAGTAACAGGTTACCTCAAAGAAGAATTTAACGAAAAGAACAGCAAGTTGTATTACAAGATAGCTGCAAATGATGTCCGATTTGATGGCGCATATATAACCCTGAATGGAATTGTTAGCAAAGTGGAAGACAGATACACATCCGATAACAAACAAATGCAGGTGATATACTTACAAAACCAAAACAACATCTATGTTGAAAACTACACAAAAGAACAGGTGAAAGAATACGACAATGTAACCTTACTTTGCACTCTTGCGATGAGAGAATACAAGCCATACATCAGAGTACAGAAAGCTATCCGCAACGATATTGTTGACAATTCAAAAGTAAGTAATCAAGAGTCAGCTGATAACATAGTTGAATTTGATGACGAAGCTATTCCATTTTAATATCGAAAAACTATTGACAATCAATTGACTTTTTGATATTCTTATCTTGTTGACAATAAGAAAGTGAGGTAAAAATGAAATTTATTGTAAAACAAACGGACCTGAAAGAAGCTTTGAATAAGCTCGTAAGAATTGCAAGTAAACAAATATCTGTTTACAAGAACGTGAAGATTGAAAAATTGAGCAATGATAGACTACTCTTAAGCGCCACTAATGGCATTCTATCAATGCAAATTAAACTACCGGCAGTCGACGTAGAAGGTGAACCTATTACAATTGATGCCCGCAGGTTCAATGACATTGTGAACCGTTTAGAAGGTAACATCACATTCAATGACGGTGTTATGACTGCTAACAAGTCAAAGGTTAAACTGGAAATTTCAGCTGCAGAGTTTGAAATCGCTTTTAATAAAACACAAGATTATAAAGACTATGAAGTATCAGCAGACGTACTTAATGGATTGAAATCGAAAATATACGCTACAAACAAAGAAGGTGTACTATCCGGCATATCTCTCAAAGGCAACGAAATATGTGCTACAAACAGTACAATCTTAGCTCTACAAACAACCGATATCAATATCGAAAATCAGGTTGTAATTAGCTCTGATTTTGCACGTGAATTGAGTGATTGTATAGATGAAGATTTCACACTATCTGTATGTCCAAGTAAAGTTATGGCGCAAACTGACAATATAATCCTTATCAGCAGCGTAATCACAGGTACATATCCTAACTATGCGCAATTAATGCCTAAAGACTACGAAAAGAGCTTTATGATTGACAAGTCAATCTTATTGAAATCCCTTGAATTGATGTTGCTTTTGAAAGGTACTGAAAGCGTAGCTTGCAGATTCAAAGTTGCACAAGGTCAATTGACACTTGAAACACGTAGCAATAATAATGAAGGCAGTACCGTAATTGATATTGATTACAACAATGAACCTATGGAGTTTGCCTTGAACACAGAGCAAATCATAGCTGTATTAAATAACATTGAGTCAGACGTTGTAACTTTCAAATTTGATACTGATATAAAACCCGTTGTTATTACAGATGACAATTCAAATACAATCTTAATTATGCCGTTGAGGGTTAAATAATGAATGAAGAAATATTGAAAATAAACACTCTAATGAAACAGCAAGTAGAAGAGTGTTACCTTAAGTATGGCAAATATTCATCATTCCACGAGGCAATGGCAGTGCTTAGAGAAGAATTTGAAGAGCTATGGGATGAATGCAAGAAAAAGACAAGAGACTTTGACCGCATAGAGTCCGAAATCGTGGATTGTATGACCGTACTTAATAAAATGTACTTTGATATTGTAATTGATAGGAATGAAAGATAATGTTAGATTATAAAGAGTTTATTGAAAGTAAAGTAAGAAAACACGAAAATACAGGTTTTGAAGTTGATAGAAATATTTTAAATTCAGGAATGTTTGAGTATCAAAAGGATATTGTCCAAATAGCACTCAAAAAAGGTAAGTATGCCGTTTTTGCCGATTGTGGATTAGGCAAGAGTTTCATTGAATTAGAATGGGCAAGAGTAGTAAACGAACACACTCAAAAGCCTGTACTCTTACTAATGCCGTTAGAGGTTTGCCATCAAACATTGAAGGAAGCTACAAAATATAATTTTACTGGTGAAGTTAGATTTATAACTAATCAAAATGAAATATTTAATGGTGTAAACATAACTAACTATGATAAATTAGAAAAGTTTGATTGTGACGTTTTCGGCGGTGTAGTCCTTGATGAATCTTCTATTTTGAAGAACTATACTGGCAAAACTAAGCAATTAATCTTTGATAAGTTTAAGAACACTCAATACAAGCTATCTGCAACGGCCACACCAAGTCCTAACGATAATATGGAAATACTTAATCAAGCGGAGTTTTTAGACGTTATCAGGTCAACGGAAGCCTTGTCAGAGTGGTTTATTAACGATACTATGAACTTTGGCGGTTATAGATTAAAAGAACACGCAAAAGAAGATTTTTACCGTTGGTTATGCTCTTGGAGTTGTTCAATAGATAAACCTAGTGACTTAGGCTATTTAGATGAAGGTTTTATTTTACCTGAATTGAAAATTGAAGAGGTTATAGTTAGTTCTAATAATTTAGAAAATACAGAAGGTAAACTATTCAGAGTTCCTGAATCACTAAACGCAACTAATTTTAATAAAGAAAAAAAGATGAGTTTAGAAAATCGCTTGCAATGGACTATGGAAAAAGTAAATAACTCAAAAGAGCAATGGGTAATTTGGTGTGAAACTAATGAAGAAGCTGAAATATTAGCAAAAAATATTGAAGATAGCTTTGAAATCAGAGGTGCTACACCTGAAAAAACTAGACTTGAGCAAGTAGGACTATTCTTAAATAGAAAATTGAAAGTATTAATTTCAAAGCCTTCTATTTTTGGTTATGGCTTAAACTTCCAAAACTGTTTTAATACTATATTTTTTGGTTTATCTTTCAGCTATGAAAGCTTTTATCAGGCAGTTAAACGTTTCCATAGATTTGGGCAATCTCACCCAGTAAATGCTTTTATAGTTATCGGTGAAAATGAAAAATCAATGCTTGATATTATTAACGACAAGAAAAAACAACATTTAGTATTAAAAGAAAAAATGCGTGAGAACGTGAAAAAGTATCAAGATTTAGAATTTGGAAAAACCAAAGAGTTTAAAATTGATTATGAATCGCACGAGTTTAAAACTCAAAAAATGCGTTTAATTAATGGTGATTGCGTAGAAGAGATTAAAAAACTTGCAGATGAAAGCGTTGATTTTTCTATTTTTTCACCACCGTTCAGCTCGCTTTATATTTATAGTGATAGCTACCGAGATATGGGAAATTGCAAAAACGATGACGAATTTATCAAACAGTTTGAATATTTAATTCCTGAATTATATAGAATCCTTAGAACCGGTAGAGAAGTTGCTGTACATTGTAAGCAACTCGTAAATTATGCCGGTACATCTGGTATGGCAGGATTAAGAGATTTTAGAGGTGACTTAATCAGAGCGTTTATAAAATACGGTTTTGCGTTCCATAGTGAAGTGTTTATATGGAAAGACCCTGTAATTGAAATGCAACGTACAAAAGCGCAAGGGTTATTATATAAACAATTACGTAAAGATAGCTCATATTCTAGAGTCGGAATGCCTGAATATCTTTTAATTTTCCGTAAATGGGGTGACAAAACTAAAGAAGTACCAGTAGATTGGAAAACTCAAAAGAATTTTGACTTACCAAAATGGCAAGAATACGCTTCACCTTGTTGGGAAAGCTCACCAAGAGAACAAGATTTCGAATTTTACCGCTGGATGGATATCAGACAAACTAATGTGCTTAACGGTAAAGTAGCAAGAGATAACGAGGATGAGAAACATATATGTCCTTTACAACTTGATGTCATAGAACGTGCGATTGAAATGTGGACAAATCCCGATGACATTGTATTTACTCCGTTCTTAGGCATAGGCTCTGAAGTATATCAAGCGTTAAAAATGGGGCGTCGTGGCATTGGTATTGAATTAAAAGAAAGCTATTATAAACAGGCAATTAAATACTGCCAAGAGGCTGCAAATAGCGAAGAACAACAATCTTTATTTTAAAAACTATTGACAATTTCAGATAAAATGATACAATAAATGTAGGCGGTGTGGGAACAATAGAAAGTGCCGGTAATATAATACTAATACAACTCTCTTTAATGGTACTAGTTCCCTAACTGTCTTCAAAGAAAGTGAGGTAAATAATGGAATTTAAGTTTTTGGATTATAATCGTCCAATGAACAAACGACACGTAAAAGAATTAAAAGAAAGTATTGAAAAGAACGGCTACATTGATACATTACCGATAGTTGTTGATACAGAGGGATATATTTTAGACGGTCAGCACAGATACGTTGCTTGTCAGGAGCTAGGCATAACTCCGCCACACCTTACAATGCCAATGAATAATAGCAAGATTATACATTTGATTAACTCGTTGCAGAAAAGCTGGAATACACTCGATTATATACATTATTACGCCCAGTTAGGTAATCCCTACTTTATAGAACTGTTGAGATTTTCAAAGAAATTTAATATAGCACCTACCCTTGTACTTTTGTTATTCAAAGCCAATGGGGGAAATATACTCAAAAGTATCAGAGAAGAAAAACTACAATTTGACTTATCTGAAAAAGGTATAAAACAAACAGAGGAAAAACTACAGAATGTACTAAAAATATATGAGTGTTTCGGGATAAAAAGTAACAAGCTATTTAAAGCCATCTGTACGATTTATAACCGTAAGAACTTTGTAACTGATATTTGTATTAATAAAATCAACTTACAGCGTGAAAAGATTTACAAATGTCAGACTATGAAGGGTTATATCACTGTTCTGGAAAACATTTATAACTACCATAATAAGAAAGGAATTTAGCTATGAACAAAACTAAGAGAGCTTTAGAATTCCTGAAACAAAACGGAAAGATAACCCACAGAGATATAATACTCCTAACCAATTCAAACTGCCCTCATTCGGTACTTAGACAAATGAAAAATTATGTTGAACTGAATGAGAGGGAAATAAAAAAGTATAACAAAGAAGGTAAGGTTGAGTGCATTTTCAAAGAGTATACAATCAAACCAAAAGAAGAAAAATATGAAGAGGTAAAATTATTTTGAGAAGATACAGAGGTTATAGCAAATATGGCAATCAAAAAGTAACAGTTGACGGTATTAAGTTTGACTCAAAACGTGAGGCTAATCATTACTTGTATCTCAAAGGGTTACAGAACGCAGGTACAATATGGAACTTACAACTACAAACAAAGCTTGATTTTAAAATAGACGGTAAAAAGATGTTTACATATATGCCAGATTTTGAGTATGATGACGAATTCGGACATCATTATATCGATGTGAAAGGTATGAGAACTCCGATTTTTAATTTAAAAAAGAAAATTATAGAAGCTAGTTACAAAATAGAAATAGAGGTAGTCGAATGAAACTAAGAGAACTATTAAAAAAACACAAAATGAAACAAGTAGAACTCGCAAGGCTGTTAGGCTTGCACAAACAACAAGTGCACGTGTGGTGTAGGGAAGGTTCACCTTACAACCCGTCATACAAGTATCAAAAAAAAATAAAAGAGATATTGGGGGAAGAATGTATTTAAATATTTTCGAAAAAGACAAGCACAGATTTTTTGATTTATCAGAAAAGAAAGTAAAGGATGAGAAGTACTCATTTAGCTGCTTTACAGCAGAAGGTATCAAAACGTACGTATGCGGTAAGGAAGACATTATTGACAAGTTCAAAATGAATGAATATTCTGACTTAATTCGCCACAAACATAAGCTACTTAAGTATGGCTTGCGTACCTTAATTGTTCATTCAGAACTTGAGGATAGCGAACTCTACAAGCTACAACTTATGCTATTGAACAATCACATATTTGATATGACTATTTGCGAAATTGAACGCGATACCCACATAGAAACTGACCAGTTAGAAGAACCGGCTATATGGGAAGTAACAGACCTTGACTCATTCAAAGAAGGTCTAGCGCATTTCGGATTGAAAGCAAATCACATCCCACAAGAGTTTATTGACTTTGTGGAAAAGTGATATAATATAAGTATGTTTGAAATAGGAAAAATAAACCAACTCATAATGCGCATTACGGCTATAGTGAACTACGCCAAAGACATTCATTATACTGTTCACGGTGATGCTTTTTTCGGAAAACATCTATTTGCCGATAAATTAGATAGTAACGGCAACGAGTACCTTGATTTATTAAAAGAAGTATGCGTTTTGGGGCGCGGTTATCAGACTTTACCGAGTGAGGATTATTTAAAGGGTGCTATTGAGTACCTTCCGGCACTGGATGTTGATGACGTCAAGAACTTTGAAAACATCAAAGGCTTGATAAAAGAAACTCTGGTACACATAGAAACCTTAGACGGATTAACACGAGGAGATGAGAACCTAGTAGGTGCAATCGCTCAAGATTTGCAACAGAACCTAGGATCATTAAACTTACAAGTTAATGATAAATATGACACTGAATGATATACGTAAAAACTCTTTATCGGATTTGTGGACTACATTTGGGGGTAGTCCTTTTTTTTGCAAAAAAATGCGGTAATAATACCGCAAACTTGGAAATAAAATAATAATGAAAAAGAAAGTTTGATTATTTGTTATTATAATACCACAAAATTTTATTACGTACAAATCGCCCTGTTGCTTTACCCGCCAAATCGTATGGCAACCTTGTAAGGTCTATTTTACCGATATTATTATGTAACCACTTATTATTAGATAGTAATTTTGTTATAGATCCGTTACGGCACATTTCACCTATCTCGTGATGAGTATAAACCTTATCAGGTGTAAGATTGAATTTCTTACACATTTGAGCAGTAACCGCAAAAAGTTTTTCACATTGAACCTTTGTTAACGGTGCTTTTATATCGCCCCCAGTAGCTGCAATGTTAAAGGTGATTGAATTCATACCCGCAGTGCTTGCGCTTGTACCTTGTGGTGCGCCTGTAAACTCCTTACCTTCCTGATTAATTACAAGCTGATAACTATTAAGTATATGCTGTGTTACAGCGTGGACTTGAGTCCCGCACCAATGGAGAATTATATATTTAACCATTATGTACCTCTAAGGTATCTATGCGATGATGAGCGGACTTTGTACTATCTTCAACTCGTATCATCCTTTCGAGTATATTGTTATAACGTTTCATATCTGCTTTCAAATCGTTTATTTGTTCTTGCATAAATCCTATTGTTGCCTTATAGACACCAATCATTATGCCAACAGCAAGTAACTGGATGACTATGGTTAAACAAAATTCTACACTCAAAGTCATCTATTTTTTCTCCCATTTACAGAACTTTTGAAAGTTGTCAACACAATGAAACATCAGCCAACGTTTAAATGCCGGGACTCCTGAAACATACAACAATCTTTCAAATACTTTATCAGCAAAGTATCTATCGTTATCTACATAAGAATGATTTTCGCATAGTACATCGTGAATAAGTGAAGGTATTAAAAATTCGGGATCAGTATTTGAACCAATTATACGCCAGAATAAACGAGGTATCGTACCGCCATCCCAACAATATCCCTTGCGGATAGTAAACTCATATTTCTTAAAGTTCTTACGGTCAAATAATGTTACTTCCAACTCTGATTTATTTTCAAATGGGTATTTATCAATTGAATTTTTTTCCAGTGTGGTCATCGAAGGTAACGCAAACCTCATTCTTACATTTGGTTGCTTATCGAAAAATATCCCTATTTCGTTATCTTGATACCAGCTTATCATATTCCCCTCAAATTAATTATACCATTTTGCCAATGTTAGCAATAAGGTCAAAACCTCCACGTAATCTTGAATTCCCATTTACTGGGGGTTATATACCCCCACAGCTTACAGTTTTTCAACCAATTCAAGAACTTTTTCTTTGATTGCTTTTTTGATTTCTTCAACTACATAATCCTTTTTGAGCATAATAAGTTCTAATGCGTGTTGTTTGAGTTCCGGCAACTCTGCTTTTACTCTCTTGATAATTCTTTTAATAACTAAGTTCTCTAACCATTTAAACATTACAAATCCCCCTATCCTGTAATTTCAAATACGTTTATATCAATATTAGTGTTCGTTGCCATTAGATAAACATCATCACCCACATCAGCATCCAAATAGATAACACTAAACTGTGGTACTTCACGCCCTCTATCCTTTTTATTATCTGGCACAGCAGAAGTATATTCAAACCTAAGCACTCCTGCATTTACCTCATTCACGTGGATTGCATAAGTTATATTATGGTCATAGTCTTGTCCCATTACATCTGATAGCGGTTGCCACGCATCTGGTTTAACTGTATAATTTTTACCCATAATCTCTCCTTTATAATTATATTATATATTTACCTACCTTTTCCGTACATATCGCTAGGTTCTAGCCCTTCATCCACAGTATAGATTGTAGTGCCTTCAAATACAGGCAATGCAGAGAAGTCTGCCGTTTCTGTAGTTGGGGTTATTCTTGCGAAATAAGCTATACCATTAGCAAGCTTAGTAGTGTCTGCATTTAAATCAGTGTACAATCTTGTAAGGTTTTCATCTTTTGAATATGTAGGATAGATTGTGTTAGTACCGCTTGTAGCTTCTGATTGTGTAGCAGATATTTTTTGATTGGTCATATATCCTAAGCCTGTATGAATATTTGTGCCTATATAGTTGTTTGCTTTGTAGGAGTATTTATAACTTGCTCCAGTTTGCCAACTTTCATTACCTGTAAATGTGTAATTTACAATATTTCTTACTACCTGATTGTTATCAAAGTCTATATAATCGGCATAATCGCCCACCTTATATAAAGGCTCATCAACATATACATTGGTTGTTATAGGTGTGTGGTATGGCTCGTAGTCAGTTGCTGTAGAGCCTTTTTCTATTTGTAAATCAGTAATATTAATTTCAGTATCGGCAGTTTGTGCGATAAATGAAACCACTAATACACCATTATTCTCTATGGTGTATGTATAATCACTGGTAAAGTTTAACTGTTGTGATTTAAGTGCATTTTCTCTGTTGCTTATATCGTTTATGCTTGCATATTCTGCTAGAAAGAAAATATGACTTGTGCCATATATGCCACTTACTTCACTGCAAGTAAATATATATTTTTCGCCTTTCTTGACGTTTATGTAAGTTCCAACTCCTGACCAACTAGTAGGAGATGTGTAAGGTAGTGTTTGTTCTGTAAGCGGTGAACTTAATGACGTTACGCCATACGCTTGTACAGCTAAGTAATATTTACCATCAAATAAGTTCTTCCCGCTAGCTGTTACAGGTATCTTGTAGCCGTATGGCTCGTAAGTATCAGGCAAGGTTGAGCCTTTAATAACCATATAATTTGTTGCATAGTCTGGGTTATTGTTTAAATAATCGACCGTCATACGCATATACTTTGCATTGCTAGGTGAAGTAACTGACGAAGTACCTGTAATTCCTGAAATATATGTCTTGCTCTCATCATACCAAGCACCCCAGTTGCCTGTACCACTGCCTATAGATATTAAAGCAGAGTGCATATATTGTGTATCAGGCTCAATCTCTATATAGTCTGTTGAATGTGCATTTAAACGTGTACTTAAAATGCCAGTAGTATCTGAAATATAACCTTCTACTGCCTTGCTTGCATCAAACAGGTTTACAGTCTTAACCCCTACACCCTGTACTTCTATAGGATAGTCAGGTGTTGGCGTGGTTATTTCACCATAAGGTTCATACGGTGTAGCTGTAGAGCCTAGCTCAAGTTGTATGTTATTACTATAGTCAGGTACAGCACCAAAGCTACATCTAATATAAGCTGTGTTTTCTGGAGTTGTGCCAGTTACAGAACTACCTGTGACATTGCCAATTGTAGATAAAAAAGTTTTACTTGCATCGTACGCACATATCCGAATATATGTATTAGCGGTAGTTGATGTAATTGTTCTGCTCAAAGTATAGGTCGTATTTGGTGTAGCAGATATAAAGTCTGCCATACAGTCACTTGAACCGTCACTAGAGGTTGTAACTTCACCTGTTGTTGCATTCAAATAATTTCCTTTAAGCAAATTATTAGTCACATCAAACAGGTTTCTGCTAGCCCTTTCCTGCTTAGTATTGCCATAGATTTTGTAGTTCAATAGGCTTCCCGCCGTCTTGATACCTTGCATAATAAGCGGATAGCCTGTGGACTCTATGAACTGTTGTATCGACATTAATATCTTTGTGAATATCATTCTAATGCTCCAAAATCTGTCGCTTTAATTTGTAGACACTCTTGTATAAATGCTTGCGTTACAGGTTTTAATTCCTGTAATGACTCTATATATTCTTGTGTAAATTCTTGAGTAAAATCAGGCAATGAATATGTTAAAACATTTACTTCAACATTATTCTGTAACGCCATAGCAAGTAAAGGTATGCTATCATTTAAAAAATTATCAATACTGCCATTTTTCATTACAGGATTACGTCTTATCCAACCTAAAGATGTTTCAAAGAATTGATTATAAAATGCTTTTGTACGTTGTTCAATCGCCTGCAATCTCAATTGTTCCTGACGTTCAACCTCTTGTCTTTCAATCTCTGCCTTTTCTTCGTCTGTCAATTCTGGCTCTTTTTCAATTTCATATTCTACAAATTGCAATTCACCGTCAACTACCTCTAAGACACAATAAAAGCCCTCTTTTTCTGGCTCTGTCATCTCTTGATAGCCAAAGTCAATGAAATCTTGTTTTGTAGGGTTGCAAATAAATCTATCGCCCAAAATTATATTTATAGGCAAGTCATTTACAATAGAAATTTTATCATCAATAATCTTCGCTAGCATTAGTTCATTTCTCCAATCGCCATAATATTGTTATAAATCGCCAAGATATACTTCTTACCTGTTTTAAAGTTTGTATCGCCTACTGTTTGTAAGGTAGAAGGTAAGTTAACAGTAATTGTATCTCCAGCAGTGAACTCAATTGTGCATTCTACAGTTGATTTCTTAACAGTGGTAATTGTCAATGATGTAATTGTGCCATAAGTATATGCTGTTCCGGGAACTGTGTTAGCAATAGTAATCGTGGTTGCTGTATCTGTTTCAACTTTTGGAACTTCTAAGAAAATCTCATCATCCAAAATTCTGTTGCCGATATAATCTACCCTTGTAATCGTTGTGCCGTCTGTATGGATATGAGCCAATCTGCAAGCAATAGCTTCTCTGTATACGTTGCCTGTATCATCAGACTTGAACTGCCACTTGCCGAGTGAAGGTTTCCACCAAGCTGCATAGTTTGAGCTGCCGTCTTCCGGCTCTGACTCTTGATAGAACACATCGCCACATTCAAGGATTGTACCGCCTGCATAGAACAAGTCCACATCATTTGTAGCAGTAATCGTAAATGGCATATCAGTAGCTACTGTTGTTTTTATATCCTGACCCGCGCACTGCATAACTACGCCCTGTTTCAAGGTCACTTGCATACCATCTACTGATAAAATACCATTAGGACACTCAAGTATACCATATTGAGTCGCATAGTCGCCTTTAATTCCGTATTTTTCTGTTATGCTTGCGCTACTTATTGCTGTAAGCACTCCATCAGCTGATACTGTTGTAGTTGCGCCATCAGGTTTTATACCGCCCAACGTAGTAGTTGTAGCAACTGGAAGTACGTAAGGTGTACCACCACCGCCAGTCCCTATTCCTAGCTTCTTATTGATACTGTAGTAATTCATCATATTTACTATTCTCCTGTTATATGCTATAATAATCATATCATAAAAACTTCTCTGAATTTTTAAAAAAGTGACAAGTTGTACAGCGCACATTTGTGCGCTTTTATTTTATCCCCATATCTTTTCTGCTATTGCCTTTACGTAATCAACCCCACGCATACCACACACCCATAAGTCTTTGAATTGTTCTGCCCATTTGTCGAACATCTCTTGAGTAATGTAATCCTTTAATGGGTTATTGCCTCGGAGGTTATTAAACTCATCAGTAGCCAACACATAGTTATCTAGCCTACTTTTACCGCCTAAGCTTTTAGGTATAACGTGGTCTAGCGTAACGTTTTTATTGGTCAAAGGTAGACCCGCCAAATCGTATTTGATTGGAAGTCTACCTTTTTTAAAATCGGTTTTGAGTTTATGCGAGTAGCCGAAACTATTCGGTAATATCGGTTGTATCTTCATCCAATACCACCTCTATTGTTTTGTCTTCAACCAACTCTATTGTACCCTCTACTGGCTTATATCCTTCTAGCTCTACCTTATAAGCTACTGTAGTACCGTAAGGATAAGTGCCATTACCTGTGATAGTAGCTTCAGTAGGCGTTGGGTTAATAGTCAATGTGCACTTAGTCAAATAATGATAGTCGTTAGTTTCCCAGAAATTATCTAACTGGTCAGATGTAAGCTGTAACAACGTGCCTATTGTATCGATATATGGGTTGCCACGGTAGAAGTTGTTAGCTTTTAATTCAATTTTGAGTGCTTTAATATCAACGCCTTGCGGTTGTAATTGTTCAACCATAGCAACAACGTCATCAAAGTCCAACCCCAATGCTTGATAAATACCACGTTCAACGTCAGCTGCTGTAAGGTTTAACATCATTATTCTTTCGCGTTCTTTTTGTGCCTGTTTTTTCTCGTAGTCAGGGTCAGGTACAATATGACCATTTTTATATGTGTATTTTTCTAGTTCGTTGTAAACTTCTTTCGATATTTCAATATTTTCAATGAAGTCAGAAAGACATTTGCATTCGGCTTTAGAAAGTGCGCCATTTCTTGTATCATATTGTGCATAGTATGCCATATTTTCCTCCTTATTGATTAGTTCCAATTCTACGATATCCGACTGCCCTAAAGTTAACAGTTGTATCAGACACAGTAACTTCAACTACATAATACATTTTGTGTGAGTTTGATATTGGTAATGTTACACAGCACGCTTGACCACGGGAGTATGTCGAGTTTACTCCAACATAAATACTACTTGCTATCGCATCTGAATATATGTACGCATTAAATGCTCCTGATTTGTCACCTTTAGTGGAGCGCATTGTGATTATCATCTCATAACTGTAACCATCAGCTGGTAGGTAATCGGATAAATCTATTTCATACGTACCAGCTGCGATTGCAGTACTCAATACTTGTTCCTTTGACACCCACTGTCCGTCAATGACGGCGCTGTTGACATCAACCTTGTTGCTAAGCTGCTCTGATAGTCTCCCCGCATTAATCAGGTTAGCATTCTCCGCCGTTTCGCCTACGTAGTAGTAGAGCTTGTAGTTGGAAGGTACAGTAGCAGAACTTAACTGAGCAACTAAACCTGATTTTGTAGGGTCAGTAGTAACACCAACAACATGAGTAGAAGTTAAACGAGAACCAACAGTAGTAGAAGGTAAAGACAAACCATACGAAGAAATACGAGATTCAAGTGCATTAATATCTTGATGTTGTACAGCAGCAACACCATAATTAGTAGAACCATCAGTTAAACCAATAGCAAGACCATTACCAACAACAGGCACTTGTTGTCTTAACAGTGCAGTTTCTTGCCCATTCTTCAACGGCAACCTAAACGTTTGCTGGTCTGTTATGATGACAAAGTCATAATCTGAATACGTTTCAGTACCTAGTTTTACAGGCAAGCCACGTTTAGTATACTGTGTACCACTCGGCAACGTTACTGTAGTACCTACCGCAACCTCTGTATTTTGTTCTACTACCAACGCCTCATAAGCCTTGACGTATACCGCACCGCTATTGTACTGACCATTAGACGCTAGCCAACTTAGGTTATATAGTGGTGCCTCAACATATTTGCTATCGAATAGCGTATATGGGTTATTCAGCTGTATCTCATTGATAATATCGTTTTGTGTTTCTTGACCAGTTGCAATCTGGATGAAGTATGGATACTGGATAGCCTCTTGTTGAACAGGAGCATCCTCTTGGTAGGTTGAAGAAGAGGCGCTTGCATTAAAAACAACGTCCACCGAGTATCTGTTGTCTGTAAATGAGTGTGCCCCTGAACGCTTAGAAGAAGAAGATTCTTGAAAAGCTCCTGTCCAATACCCTTGTTGTCCTTGGTTTCCTGTCAAGAAATATCCTGTTGTACCGGTAATATTCGGTAAACTTTCACTTATCGTCATACCGCAGTTTGCAAGGTCGGTTAAACCGTTGATGTTTTTGACCAAAGGTAGCCTTACTGATGTAGGGGTAGTGCCTTGTGTGTAGATGTGGTCTTGCATTGAACCTGCTTCAAGCGTATATGTATTTGCGTCACCCTCAAACTTGATAATATCATCCGCCAATCCCATAGAGTCGACTGTGTATGTTTCTATCACCAAATCCTCTATATAGGTATACTTAGTATTACCATAATCGCATTTTTTAACCGTTACGCCCACGCCCAAGGTAGTACTATCATCATACGCAATAGTAAACTTAGTCGTTGTAGATTGGTCAGTCGTCAAGTTTACTAAGCGGATGTTATACATCTCTGCTGACTCTTCTTCACTGTAGTTATAAACAAATCTACCAACCTGCCCCAATTTTGAAAGAGTTTTCGCACTCTGCCACTGCTCTTCTGTGCAGGCAAGGTTAGGATACAATGTCGTAATCTGTTGTAACCTTGTTAAAAACGGTTGTGTATTGGTGTTGATTTCAAGTATAGAGCCGTTAAGATAACGCCTTAAACCCTTGCTTTCGTCAACATATAACGCACAGCCAATATCGCAAAGCTCTAAGCCCGCGCCCTTACCACTATCGCCAGTCTTGAACTCTGTCCACTTCTCTCCCTCTTCCGGTGCGTTATTCAGGTTATCATTTATCAACGACTTCCAGAGTTTACCAAGATAAGAACAGAAACTATTTGTATAATATGTCGTGCCGTCATCCCATTCAGGTATGCCCTGTTGGAATAAATAAGCAAGTTGACTAGTATTAATATAGTTCAAGGTATTAAAGTCTTCCATAAATGGCTTATAACCTGCCTGAACTGCACTCTTCCATCCTTCTTCATACGCTGGATTAGATTGCAATGTCTCAACGTCAGTTGAATACTGCCTTGTTGCATTGTCAACCATAGTACCGAAAACTGACGTTTGCTCTGTTTCTGTCGGATTACCGCAAAATATCTTTTGTGTTTTTCTTGCTATCTTAGCCATTTATATATACCCCTTAATCTATTATACCCTATAACATCCTTATTTCTTTGATATTATCCTTATCCAAAAATGCACCCTCTCCAGTTTGGTCTTTTGTAGAAAATCCCATATTGTTAGGGTCGTTTGCAAATCCGAAAATCTTCAACGGGTCAGGTACTTGGATTAATATGCCCGAGTTTTTTACTCCCAATGGCAGCGGTAAGTAATTTAATTCCAATACAGCTTGCAAAACAGTTGTAAGTTTACTTGCTGCAATATAACTCATTGACATCTTTTTTTCATTTACCGCAACAAAGTCACCTTTGAAGTTATCCCACAATGAGTCGTCAATGTCTTTTTCTTTTGCACTCATATTGTTTAATACAATCTTGAACCGCAATAAATATCTGTAATCAGTATCAGACAAATACCCAATCCCCGGAACATATCTAGGACAACCTACTAACCTACCTATAGTATCAAGCTGTACCCCTTCCGCAGTGTCCAAGTCGAATGACTCGATAATGTCCATAAATAACCCGTCAGCTATTATCGCCTGAACAAACATCTTTATTGTAGCTGCTGCCTTCGGCTTGCCGTGATATTGCAATATGAGCAGGTCTGCGTAATATTCTAATAAATCATTTATATCAGCCATTCTATTTCACCGTCAATGTAATATAATTTGTATCCAATGCAAACTTATTTTGTACAGTCGTAGGCAACAAGTACTCATACCAACTTACGTTATCATTACTAACCTGAACGTCATAAGGTACGGCAGTATTCAAAACTATACTCTTCATAGTTGTTGTGATGTTAGAGCTATCAGCTGCGCCATAAATCTCAAACGTTAACTCCTTAACCATTTGCGTTTTGATATCGTCCAAATCCAAATCCGATGAAGTCAAATTTTGCAAGTTAGCCCTGATATACAAAGGTTGAAATATAGGGCGGTCGTATCTTATCTCTTCAATAGAACCGTTGGACTTGATGACATTAACAATAGTTTCGCCCTTCATCCCGCACCCGTCAGTAAGGTTTGCATAAATAATCTGCCCCACCTCGTCGTCTGTACCACCTTCCACGATACACCATATAGAATGAGGCGGCACTCCGTTTGCGTCTGTTATATCGCTTCTATTCTGATAAACATAAGCTGCAGTTACTGTACTTAAGTTTTCTAACTGTGCTCTCAACCCGTCTTCAAATCCAATACTTGCAATACTCATTGCTCTGTTACGTCTTGTTCTAAAGTCTGCATAGCTCTCTTCGGACGCACCGGTCAAGTATTGTATAGACGGGTTAGTTACACTTGCTACACCTGCCACAATCGTACTCATAACAGTAACTGTATTTGGCAAGCATTCAAGTGCGCCTGTGTTAGCTGCTCTAAAGTTCAAAATGGTAGTTGTGTTAGCCTCAAGCGAAACACTATCCACCAAATACCAGCTATTGCCGTTTGCGTCCGCAACGGTATAACCTACAGCAGTAGGACTTAATACATTGGAGTCCAATCCGTTAAGGTTGCACGCCCCATTTGTAGTTACAGCTACTTCAACATAGGAGTACTCGCTTGCTTTACGAATAATACCGTTGAGCTTGTACAAAATGTCCTGTTGATTACCTATAACAGTGTCAACGTCCATTCCGTTATAAATACTTACAGCAAACTCCAGTAAATCTTGTTTAGCCTGCGCAATGATATTCAACAGCTGACCGTCCGGGCTGTTTTGGTCAACGTTAACGTTCTGACCGTAAATATTTTTAAACTGGGTTGTTAACTCGTCCAGTGTCGTTTCTAAGTCATCAATATGTATTCCGTTTGCGTCTATAACATTAGCCATATATTAACCCCTGTATCTCGTCTGTATAATTAGTTGTGTAAGTTGTGTTGATATCATAAGTAATGTTCAACTTGCGCCCTGCCTGTACTACTACCTGTATATCGTTTATCCCTGTAACTCCTTCTGTTTCAATAATGGTAGCTCTGATTGCGTCCTGAATATTGTCTAATTGGTTGTACTCCAAAAGATTAAACCAATCAATGCCCGTTTCAAGGTCAAAAAAGCAGTTCTGCCAAAAGGATAATAGCCTTGTTTTCAAGTTCAGAGCAATCTCATCGTTTTCGCTGACATAGTTCGCCCTGCCCGCGCCGTATTCCCAATCGTGATTACTGTCCAATGCTCTAAACGTCATATTATCCCCTTTTACTCTATTATAGCAATTTTATTAAACAAGTAACTGCGCAAATTGGGATTTCAAATCAGTAAATGCTTGTTTACTTGCAGGTAATATAACACCGGTATTAGGGTTGACCGCTATACCCTCGCAAGCTGTTAAAAAGCTTGTCATAAGTGTAATGAGTGACTGTTGCGTATTAGCTACGTTTACTTTGTCGGTTATACCAATATGCGCCCCCTGTGATGACTCCGCCAGTATCTCCCCGCCTTCATCATTACCGTTACCACCATACACTGAAAAAATAGCACTGGTTACAGTCTTATTGTCATCCTCATCAACATACTCAACGAGTGATTTTACTGTTGCTAAATCGTCATTCAATCTTACAAAAGTATTATCGTTGCGCAGTGTCGTAGCTGTTTCATCATAATCTACAGGTATATTGTTAAGATTACGCACACCACACAAAGCTAAACAATCGCTCAAGTCGTGTGTCCTGTTCGTGTTAGGTGTATAGCTCTCCCCACCTTCAAACCACAAGTCTATGTCCCTATCATTTGCCAGCAATACGCAATCTTGCCCGACAGGTGAAGGGAACGTGAGTTCACCTCCACCCCCACCGCCTAAAATAATAAGCGGTATGTCAGACAAGGGAGGATAATCCGTTATATCCGTATCGTTGTATTGCCTTAACGTCAGTATCTTAACCGTACAAGTGTTAGTTTCCTTGTCGTATTCCAATATGCGCCCTATTCTTACGCAATTAAAACTTGTACTTATTTTATTCTGTAATACATTCAATGCATAGCCGAAATCAGTCCGCATTGGTGATGTTCGTCTTAATTCTGCCATATCTTAATTCCCTACATATTTAGTTGGATTTACTGGGTTGCCGTTTTCTCGTATCTCAAAATGTAAATGAGGTCCGGTCGAAGCTCCTGAGCTTGCCACTCCCGGTTGACCACCTGAATAACCGATTACTTGACCTTGTGATACCTTATCGTTGACATTTACAACAAAACTCTGCAAGTGTCCATATTTGCTTGACATTGTCTTGCCGTCAAGTTGTCCGTGGTTGATTACAACAACGTTACCATATCCGCCCTGCAAGTTTGCACCCGCAACAGTACCGCTGTTGGTAGCTTTAACAGGCGTACCCAATGAACACCCATAATCTATACCCTCGTGAAAACTTCTTTTTCCTGTTATTGGATGAGTACGATAACCAAACGAACTTGTAACAGGAGCTTCTACAGGTTTTATCCATTTTGTATCACTGGATATTACTTGCTCGGGTTGTTTCGATTGTTGTACAAATGTGCCTGACGCAAGTGTCAATGTGGTAGTTGTTTTACCGTTAGCTACGGGGCTAATAATGCCTTTGTGCTGTACACCCAGTACTTTATATATCTGGTTATAATACTGTGCCGTCTGACTCTCGAGATAGACTCCTTGACATACCTTTATATGAGGTTCAAACATTATCTCTGCAATTAACATACTATTTCTACGTGCAGGTGTAGCCAGTAATCCCGTATCGGCATTAATTACGTTGATTTCATCCGCTAAGATGTCATTCTCCGCTAACACATTTATTATGCCGTTATCAATAAATGCTTGATGATTGGTTACACGTGTAATGATATCCCACGTGTTACCTATGTAAGTTCTGCCACGTTGAGTTATTCTGTACGGCAATGGAATAATAACCCCTTGTTTTACCCAAGCTAGGTTAGACGCAACAACTGACTGCAACACGTCATTTATTGTTACGTTCTTGTCATAGCTCATACTTGTATAAGATGAGGATTGAATAAAACCACCATCCCACGCTTCAATCTCGGTAACAATGTCAGTACTGCCACTTGCTTTCATAGATGAAGCTGTCATAACCCTACCGATAAAAATCAGCGGTAAATCATCACCATAACCCGCATATACCTCCATATCGATATAGCGTGTAAAGTCGCCTTTGTCTTTGTGCAACTTAGCTCTGGTGACATCGTTCAAGTTCAAAATCTGTATCAGTGCAGTATTATTAGTTGATAAATAGTTACGGTCAATATCAAACATCATTGTAAACGGATACTCTACAATGATTGTTTCATCGGGGTCAGATTTGGTTATCCCTTCCACTTTCCCGATTGTGAATTTAATTTGATAGTTACGATTAAGCTTTAACATACAAATTAGCCTCAACTGCTATTACATCAGACTCATCAAGCAAGTACAAGCTACAGTAACCGCTTAGGAAATCACCTACGCCGTATGGCTCATCGTTATCATTGGTTACTACAGCAAGCCCAAAAGGTATGACATTTCTATAACCACGTAACAGATTATCAGCCGTACATAACCTAATATTGCTTAACTGAACATCCAAATATTCAAGCCCGAAAAACCACCCGAGCTGATTGGGGCGGTACTCAAAGTTAAAAACTATCTGATTACCGTTATCAAGTTCTATTTTGAAGTTCTGTTTATATTCATCTGATAAAGTAGTTATCTGTTGCATTCTATTTTTTCCTTTTGAACAACTTACTTACTTGTGTTTTTATACCCTTGATTACACCTTTTGAGGCGCTCAAAGTAGTTTGAGCTTTGCGACGTTCTGCACTGACTTGTCCGAGTGTCTGTGTGGTTGTAAACTTCAATTGTTTAAATGTGAGAGTAAAATCTGATATGTCCTTTGTCTGTCCTGTCTGTATAGCTTTAATTGTTTCAATGACCATATTGTCATAACGCCTATATGGTGTTGTTACAGAGAATATAGCTCTGGAATTGCGCAATGCCTCGAAAAACAAGAAAGCTCGCGCTTGTGCCTTTGTTAAAAACCACAAATTCTGAAACTCTTTGTACAGGTTATATAAGTTCAAGAAATTATCACTTGCGCTTGCTGTGTCCTTGCCTGTAAGTCCTCTGTAAGTTTTATCCAATTGCTGATCTAATTTCTGTATCTTAGGCAAATATCTCGTAACGAGAGTGAGTACCTCTGTAACCTTTAGGGTTGCTGTTAGCAGTGGACGCGGTGAGTAACTTATCTCACCCTCAAACCCTCGCAAAGTTACTCTTACAGGTTTCAAGGCTATGTGGTCTTGCACTGCTGTATTATTCTCAAGGTAATTATCTGTTATTTCGCTTTCAAGGATTACAGATGACTCATCTTCAATATGGAACTGAAAACCCGCTATGCCGTGTAAACCTACAATATTTACTATAGCTTTCCCAGCTTCAACGGCAATTTTTGATAAGTCCTTAAACCTACTCAATGCGTCTGTTGATATGCCTGTTTTTTTTACTCCTAATTCAAATGCCATTATAAATCATCCCTATTCTGTTGTGCGTAATTTGATATTTCATTTAAATTGTTCATACTGTTAAGTTCATTTACAAGTGTATATTTCAGGTTATCACCGCTAACATCAGCACCATTTACAGTTACATTTACGTTATTGGTTACTGACCTGTTATCATTTACAGTCTTACCGCCTACGTTTGGCAAAGGCGGCAAACCAACCTCACCACCGCCATTATTTGGCAAATCGTATATGGGCTCAAGTGCTGGTGCTGATTTAGGTACTGGAGATTTCTTTTGGCTTTTGGTTTGTATCTCTTCATTGACCTTTTGCTGAAATTCTTTCGCATTTTGTATTTGAAAATTTTTTAAATCATTCCAAACCTTCGATTTTTTCAAATCCGGAAACGTCTTTTCAAGTATACTTTCAGACTCGAAACGTTTCACATTTTGTTCAGCATACCATTTATTAAACTTAAGTCACAAGTCTTTAAGACCTTCGCCACCTGTTACGGGTAATTCTACAGCTTTTGTAGCACCTTTTACCATTGGAGTCCATAAATCTGTAGCTGTTTGTCCTATCCATTTTTCCCATACGTTATCTAAGGTTTGTTTGAACGTAGTAATTGACCTATCTAAATCTGTCAATGCTTTTGTTTCTTTTTCAGTAGCTCTTGTAGCGTCATTGACTTGACTCTGCACACCGTCTAATAAAGCTATAAATTCAGGCGATATGCCCATTTGCTGTAGCATTACTTGTTGCTGTAAAGGTGACATACCTTCTTGAGTTGCTCTTGCTTTAAATTGCCTTACTATCTCTTCCGGTGTTTGAAATGGACTTATTTGATACATCTGATAGCCTAATGGCAACTGGCTAAAGTCTTGAGTTCTGCTCATAAGCTCTTGCATTTTAGCAATGTTAGCGTATGTGTTTGCAACAGTACCTTCTGTTACCTTGTTTATACGTTCCCACTCTCTCCATTGTCTTATTTGAGTCGGTGTGAACCCTGTCATAGTTTGTATCTTATTAAGCTCGGCTGCGCCTGATGCCACTCCGCTAATGGCATTGTCAATCATTTTTCCGGCTTCCGTAGCTGCGTGCTTAAGTAGCGAGAACTTGCCCGCTGCAACGTCCAACCCCTTTAATAAGGGTTGACCCTTAAATCCCAACTCTACAAAGAGTCCGCCTAGTTGTCCTTTTTTACCTGCCATTATTTATTCATATTCCTTACTGCCATTTGATACTTGTTACAGAAATTTTCATAATGTACCAGTGCCATAAATTGGCTACACTTTAATTGTAGCAAACTTTCAAAACTTCCATAACCCGCTTTTGATAGTTGCATTGCCCATAGTTGAAGTCGGTCAAACTCTAACTTGTACTCAGGTGTTTTTATATCAGAATTGTATCCATAAGCCCCTGAAATACTGTATGGAAGTCTGGAAAAAAAGGTGCAAGGTTCACCAATGCTATTAATTGCATAGCCGGAAAGAAGTCGCCCCTATTCTTGCTAAACGTTTCCATTGTCACCCTCTGACCTGCGTAAACTGATTGTTTAGCACAATTAAGTATCTGTTCAAGTATCTCATCATCCGAAAATATATTGAGTACTGCCACAGGATTACTACGGACAATCTCCAAAAAGCTCATATTTGCGAAGTCAGGTAACTCTAAACCGTCCTTTTTTAACGCATTGCAAATAGACTGATACAACATCCAACAGTCAGATATAGAAGCCTCATTGACTTCCAACTTTGCCCCTGATTTTAATTGATATTTCATTATGTTATCCCCCTTATCATATTTTATCACACAAAACTATTGACAGAATAGAAAATCAATGCTAAACTATTGACAGAAAGTGAGGTTTTTATGGCAGAATGTTTTCTTATTTTATTATTAATGGTAGTTACAGCGTTGTATTTTTTGCCGTCAATCATAGCGGTAGTACAAGACAGAAGGAATATGGTTGCAATAATATTTTTCAATATCTTGTTAGGGTGGATACCGCTCTTATGGATTGCAGCTTTTATATGGTCACTCATTGAGGATAAATAGATGTCAGAGTATTTTGAGTGGTTAGATACAAATAATTACAACACAGAGTTTGAATACGTACTTTATAACGATTTATTGAAGTATCGCGATTGGAAATCACTGTACAACAAGCGCAGTATTACTCCTGAACAATGGGAACAATGTCAAAGGTACTTTAATAAACTGTAAAAAAAGCGGGGCTGAGAGTTCCCCGCTGAAAGTGAAGTTTATTAAAACGTTTATGTAATAATGCCTTATTCAATAGTACGTTGTGAGTCACCAAATCTAAAGTTATAGATTGATACAACTTGTTCGGTTTCACCTGATAGGTTACTACCTGTTTCTATTTTACCACGAGGTAAGCCGAAAAACAACTGGGTAACTTCATTGTTTACATTACCTTGGTCATCAATCAATACCTTTGTGAATTCAGCTTGCATTGGTTTAAATCCTAATGAGTGATTTTTCCAATCAGCCCAGATAGAGTTGAGCCATTTATCATCGCTTGATGATTTTACTAATCTCATTGTAAGTTCTGCAATGTTGCCCTGTTCATTGTGTGCGCCTAATGAGTTGCCGTTCTTACCTGTTGATGTGCTTGATACATCATTAGGATAAGTAATTTGTACAACGTCATTGTCTGCAAGGTCATTGATGATACGAGTTTCATTGCCGTAAGTGAACTTGATTATGTCTTGTCCTGTGTATGCACTTGTCAAAATAAACCTCCTATTGTTGATTTTATATTACATTTATATTATACTATATTTGTGGACTAGGGTAGCTCCTGAAAAGTTAGTGTTCCTGACTAACCCGTCCACTTATTATCAGGATGAATACTAAGGAGGTATTTATGAGTCAAGCTAAAGATATTACAGGTCAAAGGTTCGGTAGGTTAATAGTACTAAGATTACACCACAAAAAACCTAGATATAAGGAAAATGGAAGTATACAGTCGCATCGGTTTTATTATGAATGTAAATGCGATTGTGGCAATTTGTGTATTGTTAATCGAGACGGACTATTACAAGGCAAAACTAAATCTTGCGGATGTTATCGTAGAGAAAAATGAAACACATAACATTGCGGAATGGGCGCGTATATATAATCAAAATCCCAAATTAGTGCAAAAAAGATTGCGTGCTAATTGGGATTTTGAAAAAGCTCTACTAACTCCTCCTATGAGAAAATACTAACTTTCTATGTATACGAGTACATTAGCGCTGTGGATACTGCCACTCTCCTTTAACGCGATACTTACAACAGGTGCAACACGTGCCACTCTATCAGCTTGAGCTTGTTCCGCAATTGGTTGTGAGTAGATGTAATATCCAACGTCTCTAATGTTACGTTTGAAATCGTCAGGGTTGCCGAATGTGTCAGATGATTTCCATTCACCCGGAGCGCAGTATCCGATTGTTACAGCTTGATTACAAGATTGCTTACAAGCACCTTTCAAGACATTCATACCTGCCTCTGTTTGAGGGATTTTAGTTCTTGTAGTTGCCAATGCGTTGAATACGTTAACCTGCAAGTTCAACACAAACCAAATCTGTTGATATACTTGGTCAAAGTATAGGCTGTTAGCAAATGACTTAACTTTAGGCAAGCCAGCGATTGACGGGTAGATATCAACGCCCAAATCGTCGCATTGTTGCAATATAGTTGTATCAATCGTTGTATCAGCTACGATGCCTGAAAGGTCTTTTAAGTTCATCGTTTGTGAAGTGTTAGAACCGCTAAAGTTTTGAGCAAATCCTCTACCTGCGTAAGCAGCTGCAAATAATCTTGCGTTTTTAGCTTTTGCGTCAGCGTCAGCGCCTAAACCATAGTACAAGCACTTAGTAAAGTACTGCGTTTTGTTATTGATGAGATAGAACAATCCAGTATCTTTTGTGAACACGCTAGAGTCACCACTTGAAAGTAACAAGATTGCGTTCTGCATTGATTGTACTGTTGTAGCTGCCGCTTGTGCTTCCGCTGATGTTACCGCTCTTGTGGTTAGGACACCACAGAAGTAAGTAAGACCAGCAAGTCTTGTGATAGCTTGTGATAGTGTTTCGTCGGTTGATTTAAACGGACATACTAAAAGAACACCACCACCTGCCAAGATGTTAGGTGATTGTCCAAAAATCATTTGAGCTTGTTCTGTAACTTCTGCTGCACTACCAAATGCAGTTTCAACTGTTCTTGCATCGTACGCAATCAAGAAATCGCTTGTTAGTTCGTTTACAGGCTCATCATCAGTGAAGATAACCACTGTATTAACATTGTAAAATCCCAGCCCCGCAGGTTGCTTTGATACGCTGACATTTACAACGGTTGTAATAGGTAATTCTGCCATTTTTTATACTCCTTTTTTATTTCATTATATCATTACGGCTCAATCAACGTTTCAGGTCGCAATATATGGTCAATCGGGAATTTGTCATAGTAATCAACCGATTTGACCTTACGATATGCACACAATGCGATACAGTCCACGTCAAATCTGTTCAGACGTGAAGTAGCTTCAAGAAATGACGCATCAATAACATTACCAATCCTTGAAATGTGCATTTTGTTTTTCTCTTGCATTTGCTGTGAGTACGTTGAACCCAGTGCCATTTGAACCTCATAAGCTCTCGTCCTTGCGCTGTCATCCTTACTCAATAATGATACCGTAATATCAGACTGTACGTTCATTGTCTGGACTTCATTCAACGTGTCATCGTCAATACTGCCTTCATACTTCACGTTGTTAGAGAATGGATTTTGCGCATTCAGACTCAATATACAGAATAATCCGCTATCTTTCGGCAACGGCATATCAGCGTTATATACCCATATCCTCTCGGGTGCAAGCTCAAGTTCTTTCATTATAATATTGCGTACTACTGATATCGGCTCTGTCATTATCCCCCCAAAGCTCCCAATTGTTCAGCCCTATATGCTTCTAACAATACATACCTTCTATATCCGTACTTCTGCCACGGTTTGACCTGCATTATTTTATATTTAATGCCTTCATAAATTACGAATTGGTCAACGTCAAGCTCAATATCAGGTAAGCAATGCAACAATTGCCACTCCCAATTCCAAGTACCTTCCGGTAATATCTTCAAGTCAATATCACGTGGCGGTTGCACAACGCCTTGTGTTTTGATTGTGCGCTCGTCGGTCGTGTGCCATATCCCGTTATCATCTATCGTACGAGTGACGTACTGGAACGTGATATTCTGAAACCAACTCTTAATAGTTTCAGACATATTCGGCAATCCACCGCCGAGCTGTTGTGATATCGTCATATTTTTCGCACTCGTAATATTCATACTTCCATTCTATCATTTTTTATGTTATAATAATTGTACTTAACAGATATTCCAGATATGTATAAACTACAACTCTAGCACCGATTAGGTGCTTTTTATTTGTTTTCAGTAACTTTGTATGTGATAGATTTACGCAACTGACCTGTCAGTGTCAAAATATTAATACGGCGTTGATAGTTGCGCAGTGTTTTGTGTGTCTTAAGATATTTTCTTTGTGCTGCCTTCTCTGTAGACTCTGCAAGAGGTTTCCAACCTTGCCCCGCACTATGTCCGTTCGTTGCGAATGCCTCATCTACAATGTTTGTAGCCTCAATACCCATTGCAACAAACATCTCTCTTACCTTGAAGTCTTGTAAAAGGTTTGAGAGGTCAGCTGTATTATCTGAAATCCATTTATACAGGTTTTTCTTGAGTGGCTCTTCTAAGAATGAACGTTTCGGCAACTTTTCGCCGTCATTGTTCGGCTGTTCGTGGAACGTACCAATGTCCGCATTGGTTAAACTTTGTTTACCTGATGTGCCTTTGTGTATGGAGTTCTTACTCCCCATAATACCAACTCGGACGGTGTAATCTTTTTTTAACTTCTTTTCCAGCTCTTCAAACCCTGACATATCAAAAGATATCTTAGCCAAGGGTAGTACCTCCGATAGAATAGATAACATTACCTACACAGTAAGGTGCAAGTAAGCTTAGATACTTACGTCCGTATGCATTATTATAATAATACCCAAATATCGGCGAGTTCATCATCCATTGCGGAATTGAATAACTCTCTGATACATCTCCTACGCTCTTTGAGCTTGTGAACCCTTGAAAGCTTGACGCTAGTCCACTTGTTGACGCCTGAATGTCGATAACCAAATAAAATGCAGTGAGCCACAGGTAAGCTACTGTGATTGTGTGGATATCGCCGAATAATTCTTCATTAAAGTTAATTCTTGCTTGTCCGAACGCTTTTGTTATATCGGAGTCAAGAATATAATCAGTGGTGTTGCCTGCGACCTTCTTCCACGAGTCAGTGTCAGTCAGTGGCTGTTGATTGTCATCAATCAATGATTCATAAAAGTATGGCGCGCTGTAGACAATGTCACCTGTTGTGTAAATGCTCTCTTGATTATATACAGGCAAATAGGGGAAATCTCTGTTAAAATATTCCTTGAAATCTTCCACGGTTATATTTTCAATCACTGTCATAATTTCCCCCTTTGCTTGTATATCATTGATTATGCTTTTGCTTTTTCAGCTTTCGCTTTTTCAGCTTTTGCTTTTTCAGCTTTCGCTTGTTTTTTTGCTTCTGCTGCTTTTGCTTTTTCAGCTTTCGCTTGTTCTGCCAACTTAGCTTTTAAAGCTTCGTTTTCAGCTTTTAGCTTTTCTGTATCTTCAGGTTCTGCATACTTAACAATTTCGCCACCTTTTAACCAAATATCAGCTACATCTTGTGGGATGTTCATTACTTGGTTAGGTTTGCAAATGATGTCAAGGTGCATATATGTTCTAGTTGATACATTTTTAATTTTAACAGTAGTCATTAAAAAATCCTCCCTTAATTTATTAACTACGCTTGAACATCAGCATACATCATTTCTTTTGTACGCCATAAGTTTACACCAGTGAATTGAGCTTCTGCAACTGAAATTGAATCAACACCATTCATTGGATATAACGGATGTGGTGTATAAGGTTTAGGAATGATGATTGATACAGAGTCAGCGTCATATCTGTAAAATACGTGACGTCCTTTATTATCAGTACCTGCAGTATCGTTGTATACAGAGTGAACAAACTTAACGCCTGGTAGAGCTTCCTCAAGGATTTGACGTACAGTCTTCAAAGTATAATCTGAAGGGAAGTAATCAAGTCCTAAAAATTCGTTTGTAGGCATACACCAAATGTTAGGCAATACAGTTGAGCCCGAATTAGCAAAGAATGTCTGTTTAACTTTAGCAGTCAATGCTTGCAATTGTGTAAATGTCATTTCAGTAAGCTTTTTAGGGAATAATGAAGTGTTAACAGTTACATCAGGTTGGTTAAGCAAACCGTAAGACCTACCATCGCCTAAGCCTTTGAATAACAATTCTTGAATACCCAATTGATAGATTTTGTATCTAGCTTTTTCATTTTCTTCAATGATTGAAAATGCTTCAGGAGTTTTCAAACCTTGTTGCAATATTTCGTTTGAAATTTCGTAATCCATTCTCCAGAAGTTATTGTAAACAGTAATACCATCAATAACGATTGAGGATTTAGCGTTACCGCCCAAACCAGTTGAAGGTGATACCAAACCATTTTTAAATTTGTCGCCAACATAAGCCGCTTTGTATCTGAAAATGTTAGTTGAGTAAGCACCTCTACCTACATCGAACGGTACAATATCGCTAGGAGTTAAGTCAAGCAATGTGTAATTTTTTTGGTCTAACACGCCAGCGAAGATGTCAGATACAGTTGTAATTGACTGTTCTAAACCAGCTGCAGTTGTGCTGAATGTTGAATTGCCGTTGTAAGCAATCATAGTTTTAGAAACGAAGTCATTTTTAAATTGTTGTTTTAATTTTTCGTCCATTTTATAATCCTTTCCTTAATTATGCTGCTGCTACTGCCATAGCTCTCAAACAGCTAATTTCAACTTGTACAAGGTCACCTGCTGCAGTTGCCGGAGTAAGTGCAACGCCTAAGTAGAAGTTAGTAGCTGTTGCAGTTGCCGTTACTTCTGCGTCTGCTGTGAACATTACTTTTGCGCCTACTGCGATAGCTGCTTTTGCTGGCAACCAAACAATGTCACCATCACGAGCGATTGCGCAAACTTCGTTAGCTCCAAATTGAGCTTGCCTTTCGTTTCTAAGTACAACACCGTAAGGCATATCAGTTACTGCTGCAGCTTTAACTTGTAACATATCACGGTCAGTACTTGCAATCTTAACTGCTCTACCCGGAATTAAAGCAGTCGCTTCATCTGCTGCAACCTTAACAGATAATTGAGGTCTGTTAGGTGCATAAACCATATCACCTGCTTGAGGTTCAATAGTAAATTGGTTTAAATCTAATGCCATATTTTTATCTCCTTCTTTTGTAATTAGAATAGTTGTTTACCGAGTGCGAGTCTTTCAGACTGTGGAACATACAAAGATTTAACTTGAACGTTTAAAGAGTTGTAAGCTTTCTTCATTGCGCCCATTGAGTTTTCAGCTTTCTTCATTTCTTCCATCTTGTCTTCATCTTCGTTGTCAGCTTCGTCTTTCTTGTCGCCTTCGTTTTCAGCTTTTTCTTCCTTGTCTTCTTTTTTGTCTTCGTCGCCTTCATTCTTAGCGCATTTGTTATCGGCTTTTTCTTCTTTTTTCTCTTCTTCGTCAGCTTCGTTTTTAGCTTTGTTGTCAGCTGATTTTTCAGAGTCTTCATAGCCGATTTCTTCAGCTTTCTTGATGATTGTGCGGATTAGTTCATCGTCTACTTTACCCTTCAAAATTCCGCCAATTTCATCAATAAGCTTTCTCTTGTCAACTTTTTCTGCCATTTCGTTTTCTCCTTTTTTGTTAATAGCTTCTTTTTTATTGAATAATTGCCATAGTTGATTAAGCTTCATATCCTCGTCCTTTTCTTCTCTTGCGTCAGGTTCGTCAAGATTAACATCGTTTTCTGCATTGTTTTTACCGTTCAATGCAATTGTTGCATCTTCATAACGCGGTACAGGTACAAGTGCAAGGTGCAAAAAGTCACCTGATACCACCTTGCCGTCATACGGGTTATTGTGCCAAGTGCCTGACATATTATCAGTATTAAATGAGTAAGCGCAAGATACCGTATAACCTGCGTTTGTAATCAAGTCCCAAGCGTTCTTATCAAAGATAACACCGTCGCAATAGTACCAGCCGTCATCCGCATTGTACCAAACATTAGATACCACACCGACTCTCTCATCTTTTGCGGTATCGTCTGTTATCTCTTTGTGGTCGATAATAACAGGACATCCCTTAAATGAGGTTATAAACTTGTCGATTGTTTCCTTATCCAATAGAATTGTACCGATTGGCTCGTCATACTTAGCTAGCCCGGGTTCAAGGAACTTTGAAGTAAAGTAACGTCCTTTACCTTGTCTGTCCTCTCCCAAGTCTAAACCATTAGTTATTATGTGTGTGTTGGTATGCATTGTCATCGCCCCTTTTAAGCCTATTGTATCATATTTCACGTTATTGCTTTATTATATCGTCCACTATAGGTCTATCAAAACATCTACAATTATATGTACTCCCACAATTACCTCGTTGACCTGTTCTGTCATCTATGATTGGTGGGTCGTTGTAAAAGAATATTTTACCGTTAAGTTCTTGATGTAGTGGTCTTACTTTACTGTCACCACGAGTAACCCATTTATATCGTGTTACGCCTTCACTGGTAAAACGGTATGCCCTGTATTTAGCAACGAGTATATTTGTTTCGTTGAATGCAAGAAATTGAGCTTTACGTTCATCAACACCGTACTCTTGTATTAACATCTTTTCGATTAGATCGTTGCGATACCCGTCAAAAACTATGTTTTGTAATTTTTCTCTCATCTTTGGTATTTTTTCAGTTTCAAACTTTTTGATGAAGAAGTTGAGGTTATTTGTGAATTGTTCTGCAATGTGTAGCCTTGTGTTTTTATCAAGGTCAGGTGGTATTACCGCAATAGATTTCATTGATTGTTTAAATTGATTATCTAAGTCGTTTGATATTTCCATTACTTCATTGTCGAAAATCATATCATCAATAACATAACTTATATTTTCTTGTAGTTCTTTCAGATAATCATTTATTAAGTCGTACTTACGTTTTTCAAGTATTTTAAAATCTGCGATAGCTTGTTGTACTTCTTGCGGTATTTTATTCTTTTCGAGCTTGTATCCTTTTTTGCTTTTAGAGTATTGTGCGCCAAGTTCATTAAATGCTTGTATTTGTTTAGCTGTGAATTTACGTTCTGATACAAAGTAGCCGTTATAGTATTTTATACGTCCGCTTTTTATACCTTCCACGATAGGATTGTTAGTATTGAATGCCACGTTTTGTTTGAGGATGTCAAACATTGTTTTGTAGATATTGTTCCACAAGAAATCTTGAAGCTTATTAAGTATCAAGTCTTCAAACTTTTTCTTATGTAGTACGGGTTTTAATTCTTTCATTAGAAAGTTATATCCTCAACTTTTGTATATTCGTCCTTCATAGGATTAAAGTCATCCATATCGCCATTTTCTGCAGCTGTATCAATTAGGATTATATCCTCTTGTTTTAAATATGTCATTGTTTCGCTTGCTTTTAGTAGTCCTCTGTCAAACATCTGCATAGCGTTGTTTACTTTCCAGTTTTCGATTTCTTGCATATCACGAGCAGATAGAACGCGAAGCGGTTTCCAGTCGATTTTCAAATCGGGTATTTTAAACCCGAACAATTGCATACAACGCAAATCAACTACCCACTTGATTAACTTTTCTGCCGGTATACGGATTTCACCCTCAACGATTGAGTTGTAGTTTTCAAGGTCATCTTCACCACTTGAAAAACCACTTGAACCAACTCCCCAAATTTTGGACACTGGCATTTTTACTGCACTTGCAATCATAATACGAATTTCTTTTGACATATCCGCCATACCAGCCATAGTAAGCTCTTTTTGTTGATAGTCATCTTTATCCGCCATTGTGAGCATACCTTTGTAGTTTTTATTAGCTGCTGCAATGTCAACACGTTTTTTAATTTTAGCAGTACCTCCCGGACTTGCGAGTGTTTCTGCTAAACCAAATATTTTAAGGACGTCTATTTTTTTCTCGTCCAATAGCTCAAGCATTACCCCTTGAGATTTAAAATATTGAATAAGTGCCGGAAGTAGAGCTTCATATATACTCAATCCCCAACCTTGGAGACGTAATCTAACATAGTAAGGTGGACGTTTACCTACTTCAATTTTTGTGCGTGATTTATCAATTAATAAATCTTCCATAATAAAGTTAGTATCTTTTGCACCTGCGTCAGGGTCAGTGGCTATACATTGCCATCTGTCGCTTGCATAAAATTCGAGAGGCTTACCCTTTAACCCACGTTCATTAAGTGGAGTCTTAGAGTCTTGCGGAGTGTTTGCAATAAGTACACCACCGCCGAACAAACGTGACCATTTGAGAGTGTACATAATCTCTTCCCAGTCTCCGCCGTCTTCTATAGCTTGCTTGAGTGTTTCTAAATCTTCTGTGTCCAGAGTATCAGATTTCAATTCAACACCACCACGAAAAGCATCATCAACTGGCTGGTCTACTACAGTTTGTAATATGCCATAAGTTTTATATGCGTATGATAATAGATACGGTTGTAATGTGAGCAATACCTGCGTGATATTGTTAGGCATTGCAAATGCATTTACTGTAGGATTTACTCCCCAGTTAAAACTATTATCATAGTTCGGTAAGCTCAACGCTTCCGATAATCCGTTATATGCTATCGTTTTCTTTTTAGCCATAATATCCCCTTTTACGGTTATTATAGCATATTAAAGCACATCGAGTATTGAAGCTTGTTCTTGAATAGCAGTAGTACAACCATAACGCAAAGCTGCCATAGCGTCATCAAAAATATTAACCGGCTCATCAATATATTTTCCGGTTGTTTTATCTTTCTGCCATTTCCACTGCTGGATTTCCTTGATTGTATTGATACAGTGCGGATGTATGTATATTTTCCGTTGTTTTAACCAATCGATTTGTGAGTTTATATATGTTTTCTTTGTGACACCCGATAGCGGTTTATCTACCACGTGAGGAGTTTTTGTTACACCGCACGCACGATAATATCCAGCCTTTACCCACATATCTATTCTGTCAGGTTCAGCGGAGTCGCACCACATTACAATGTCTTTGTTAAACTTACCTTCCGCAAGTTCAATTAACTGATTAGTATTTTTTTCATACTCATACAGCTCATTGCAAATATATACATCGCCGTCTTTAAAACCTAATTCAAGAATGGCATTGGCGTGGTTATCCTTTATACCCTCGATTTCTCGATATTTATTAGGGGAGTAGACCATATCTTCAACTTCTAATAAAAGTTGCTTAGCACTTCGAAAATAGGACTTGCACCTATTCTCTACCTCCTTGCGGAGTGGTCGTTACACTTCCATTCACTTTGTGAATGTTTAGCACGGTATAGTCGTGTATCGTTTAGATATTTAGATTTCCACCGTTAGCACCTATGCGGCACACCTACTATGTAGTAGTTCACTAAGTTTGCTATATTTGTCACCAAATATAGGAGCTATTATTAACCCGAAATCTTGTCCATTTGCCATTGAATCAAAGTTAGTTATGTTTGTATCAAATTCTTTCACCTCATAATTGGTTAGTATTAATCCGCCTAATTCGCCCCAGTTTCCTACGTTTCGTTACAAATATGCCGTTTCCGCATATTTTCTTATAGTTTCCTATAAGGTCAGACTATATCTTGTACTTATTAAGTACCTTGCCGTTTCAACTTCACTTGAAGCTTACTTTACTCGCTTACGCTTTCAATAGTCGTTACACTCAGACTTATGTCCTAGCTAGGTATTGCCCTCGACTTTACGTTAGGGTTTTCACCTACTTAGGCAAGTTTTACAAATTGCTTTATCCCTGACAGATTTATGACCTATAACTGGAGTTAAGCCATACACTTGATATCCGTCAGGGTCTTGCCGTCGCCTTCTTTCCATTCTTCGATGATATGCCTCATCAATAAACCTATTTTCTCGATATGTCGATTGGTGTGTAAAAATATCATCATCTTTGTAATCAAAGTACTTAGCCTTTATCCAGTGACTTGCTGATACAGGATTAAAGCTAAATGTCATTTGATAGTATAGGTTTGGATTGATTTTTGTTAGGTCACCTCTTAAACGGTCATCTAAAATATCGATATCCGACTCATCAAATTCAGTAGCTTCTTCTAACCACATCCACGTTAACTTACCTGTTTTAACGGAAATAGATTTAATTTTTTCGCGTTGTCGGTCGTCATACATACCCCTGAAAATAATACGATTACCTGTAATGTTATTTTCCATCATCAATGGATTACGGGTAACCTTCCAGAATAAATCGGCATACTCACCAAATATCTTTTGTATTGCGCTTTCAAGTTCTGCAAATGTACTATCCCTGTTTGTATCTTCTGTTTTACGTAAAACAAGTAAGTTTGCGCCTTTGTACCTTGTATCAGATAGTTTGGATATAAAGTCAAGTGCAATATTTACGCTCTTTCCTGAACCTGCACTTCCTTTCGCTAGGCGATAACGGCATTTTGTTTCGTTAAAATCTCGGAAGATTTTATTATAGCCGATAACCTTACTTGCCTTGTTATCCATACATACTAACCTCCTTTCTATTCGTATTCATTTACAAAGGTTATTGAAATAGGTAAACTCTTTTGTTTATTATCTACTTCAAATAAACCGCATAACTTAGCTTTCAGCTCTTCCGCTTTTGTAGCAGTACCGAGGTTATAATATTCTCCATCCTTTTGATTAGCTTCCATAGCTAAGTCTTGAATTTCTTTTAATTTATTAAACGATTGTTCAACTGTGTATTTAAATTTTTCTTCCGCCATTTTCTTTGCAATTTCCTTATATTGTTCTATTTTTTCTGCCAAATAGGGACGTTGAGGTAATTTGTATGAATTTCTCCGCGCATAACTGGGGGCAAATCCCGCCATTACTGCACTCTCTTCTGCACTATGCCCTTCCGCATAGTACCTGCAAAAATCATCGTAACATTTTTCTGATTTTTTAGACATAACATACACCTTTAAAATAATGATTGTACCCCGATTACACTTATCTGCTTTATTTCTTTGTATCGAGTCGGTATAATCGGCTTTATTTTTTGTAATTCATTTATGAGTTTATTCATAACCGCAATTTTACGGTCTATATGATAAACTGAACGTTTATCGTCCTGAATATCTTCAAATTTCAATATAATATCACACTCCGCAGTAGTTTTATCGTATATAATCTCGTAATCACAATACTTTTTCGGGAACTTCTTACCCGCTAAAAGTCGGTACAAGATTTCGTATGGAGTGTATTCGCTCTTCACTTATTTACCCCGAAGTTATCCACTAATTTTAGTATAAGGTATGTTTTTAAAAAAGTCAACAATTTATAACAAAAATGAGTGATTTTTTGAAATTCAATAATAGTGTGATTTTTTTAACCCTATCGGTAGGGTTAAATAACCCTACGCTAACTCACCATGTTTAGGATAAGTATAAGTATAAGTATAAGTACATGTATTTTATGTTATATATTTATATTTTAAATTTATATTTAAAAATAATAAAAAAAATAAAACTTGAAAAATTTAAAAAGATGTGATAAGATAAAATCACTTTTTTTTTAAAGCAAGAGGGTAATAATGGCTAAACGTTTATGCAGCAATGATATATGGTTTAAAGATTGGTTTCTGGAACTATCAGACAAGCAAAAGCTATTGATTAAGTTCTTATATGACAATTGCGACTGTGCGGGTATATATGAGATTTCATATCATATCCTGAATATGTGTTTCAAAGACGGTATAACCCGCGAGGATTTCAACGGACTCAAACAAGTGCGCTTTATATCCGATAACGTTGTATTCTTAGAGGATTTTATCCAGTTTCAGTACAATATAGAGCTATCAGAACTTAATCCGCGTAACAATGTCCATAAAGGTATATTGAGAAAATTGAGCAAGTACAATTTACAGCTCACAGAACAGCAAGAAATGGAAAATGTAAAAGAAGATACGGCGAAAGAAGAAAAAACGCCGCCAGAGGTCACTGAACCGCCCCAGGTTGAACCGGAATTAAAACCGGAAGAACCAAAACACGAAAAAAAAGTTGACCCTCTATACGATGAGAGAGTCAGTGCATTTATAGAAGAGTATAAAAAGTACTTCAATTTTGTGAATACTGCACAGAATAGAAGGTTGATAGCCGAACAGGTAGCTGATGAGCCACTTGAAGTTTGGTCAGAAGTATTTAAAAAAGCTAAGGACAAAGGTCACTTGATTGATAATCGATTTAAACCTTTAAGTCTGAAAAACTTACTTCTGAATTATTCTAAGATACTTGAAGATACCTATCAGCTTGTAACTAATCCGAGGGTGCAAGAGCTGAAACGGCTTGAAGATACACGCGAAAAAATACAAAATATGCAACGCGCACCCGATGTGCCCGATAAACTTCCCGAAAGTTTTATAAAGCTGGGTGCAGCATTGAAACGGCGAAAGGAGAATAGAACGTGAATATAGTTGTAAAAAATTGCGGCAGCAAAGATATTTGCGATTGCAAATCAATGCCTAATCACCTCTGTAGTATTAAACAAGCTATTGTTAAATGCTGTGATGTGAAGAACTCAATACCTAAATCGGACAGTCGCACATTAATGCAAATGGGCAAGGTGTTACTTGCTGATGAGATACTTGAAATATTTGATGCAAAAATAACCGACTAGACTATTGACAGAAAATTAAAAAAGTGATAAAGTAAATAGTGTAATAAGAAAGTGAGGTTTAGATATGGTTAGAAAATTAGATTATTTCAAGATTATGAAGGCAATAGCATTAACTGCAATTTGTTACACATTTATGGTTTTATTTATTGGATTGGCATAGGGAGATTTGAAGATGAACTTATTTAAAAAACTCAAAACAAGAAAAATAGGAAAAATATTCAAACATCCCGAAGTGGAAAATTACGGACTTAACTGTGACTATGATTTATGGGCAGAATTCAACCGTGAGCTACTTGTAAGAAACATAACCAAAATGGAACGCCAAACACTATACAATATGAATATGCTATCCGGTATTTCAATGGCTAATATTCCACTGTTAGATTACTGTAATGTAGATATGATTACAGATTTTGAACGTATGTATGCCAATGCAAGAATAATCACTATGATTGAGCTTGGATTGATTAATAAATACACTTTTCTTAATCAGGAGGGCAGATAATGCCTGAAATGACAGCTGATGAATTTCGCAAGAAGATGTTACCTAAATATGTTCAGGAAGTGAAAATGAAAAACAACTCCGATTTCCAAAGGTGGGAAGAAGTAACAGAACTTTTAAAAGAACTAAGAGGTAAAATCTATATCGCAATTGAGTATTATTACGGTTTGCGTGAGCGTTATGAGAACTTAGCAAAAGAAAAAAAACGATTAGATAGAATAATAATGAGGGAATTAAATGATGAAAAAAATTGATTGTAGATTTACTTATATTGTAATGGGTGTATTAATCGGGATACTTATAACTTGCGGTGTTTATTATACCCAGTATTATTCAACAGTAGAAGATTTAATTTTTCAAAAAACCATATTTGAAGTTGAAAAAATCCAATTTCAGGACAGCCCAGAATATCACGCAATACACAAATGCGAGTCCAATACGTCAGTGGATTTCTTCTCTAAATGCGTAGCTTGGGAATTAAATAAGAAATAAAAACTATTGACAAAAATATATGTTTTTGATATTTTATAACTAAAAGAAAGTGAGGTTAAAATGGCTTATGCTACTGTAAATGTTGATATTGATGTTAACTTAAGTGAAATAGAAGATGTAATTCAAAATGAATATTGTAATGAATTAAGTTGCTTATGTCCTAGCTTATACAAAAATATAAGAGAAGAAATAGAAGATTTAATTTCAGAATTAGAAAATGAATTGTACTTTTATACTACAAAATCGAATATTACTCTAGAAGATGTTGTTAAGAAATTAAAATATATTATTGAATGATGAAAGCCTACGGGCGGAAAGGAAAGAGAAATGAGTATTTTCAAAAAAGCAAGTAAAAAACAACAAAAGTTAAGATTATTATTAGAAGGCGCAAGTGGAAGCGGTAAAACATACTCCGCACTAATTTTAGCCCAAACACTAGGCAAGAAAATAGCAGTTATTGATACTGAAAAAGGTAGCGCAAGTTTATATGATAAGTTGGTTGATTTCGATGTATGTGAACTTAATCCACCATTTACTCCTGAAATGTACATAAATGCGATTACAGAAGCTGAAAAACAAGGCTATGATGTACTTATTATAGATTCAATTACACACGAATGGAGTGGCAAGGGCGGATGTTTAGATATTCAATCAGGTCTTGGTGGACGTTATCAAGATTGGGCAAAAGTAACGCCTAGACATAACGCTTTTATTGATAAATTACTTAGAGCGAATATGCATATAATTGCAACTGCGAGAACAAAATCCGATTATGAAACAACAACTCAAAGTAACGGGAAAATAAAGGTTGAAAAAGTAGGACTAAAAACGGAACAGCGTGATGGACTAGATTTTGAATTTACTCTTGTATTTAGATTAAATGAAAATCATATCGCAAGTGCGACTAAGGATAGAACTTCACTATTTTTCAACCGTGAAGGCATTATTGACTCTGCTACAGGTGAAGAGTTACTTAATTGGTTGAATGAAGGCGAAGAGGTAAATATTAATAATGACTTTGATATCTTCTCTGAAATCCCGAATTGTGAAAGTGTAGACGCATTGAATACATATTACAAATTTAATATTGCATCAGTTCAAAACAAAGATAAATTTGTTGAGTTATGTTCTCAACGAAAAGAAGAGTTGCAAAAGAAAACTATTGACAAATCGGACAAATAATGATATCTTTGAATAAGAAAGTGAGGCAATAAATGATAGATGAATTAAAAGAAGTTTTTGAACTGGCTACAAACTGCACAAGTTTTGTAAATGAATTATTAAAAATAAAAAACACTAGAAATAAATTACAACAAAACACCTCTGGTGACTCCGCACAACTGGCAAGCTCTGGTGACTCCGCAAAACTGGCAAGCTCTGGTGACTCCGCACAACTGGCAAGCTCTGGTTACTGCGCAAAACTGGCAAGCTCTGGTTACTCCGCAAAACTGGCAAGCTCTGGTTACTGCGCAAAACTGGCAAGCTCTGGTGACTCCGCAAAACTGGCAAGCTCTGGTTACTACGCACAACTGGCAAGCTCTGGTGACTCCGCAAAACTGGCAAGCTCTGGTGACTCCGCAAAACTGGCAAGCTCTGGTTACTGCGCAAAACTGGCAAGCTCTGGTTACTCC